TAACAAATGACTTGGAAATGTTATTTCCAGGTTCTACAATGACAATATAGTATGGGATTTTTTGATAGAGCAATAAAGAATATAGTTAAAAAAGCAAAGCCAATATTACCTGTTGCAGCGATGTTTGCTGCACCATATCTTGCACCAAAACTAGGTGCATTTTTAGGAGCTGGTGGCAAAGGTGCAGGTCTAGGTAGTTTGCTTAGTGGTTATGGTTCAAAGTTTGGTGCAATGCCAATGTTACTTAAAGCGCCAGTTACATCTGGTTTAACAAGTTATGGTTTAGCAAGACTTATGGGTCAAAAAAATCCAGAAAGAGCAGCGTTGTATTCTGCATTAACAGCTGTACCGTTTTCTTTTATGAAAGCAAACGCAATGGCTAATGCACTAGGTGGTGATGTAAGCGCAATGGATTTACTTATGGCACCAGGTGGACAACCACTTACACAAACAGTGCCAAGATTTAGAACAAACGTTGAAGGTTTACCTTTGAACGTTATGCCAAAAACACAAATGATTGGTGAAACTACTAGAACATTGTCACCAGGCATGAAGTTGTCAGATTTATTTAGAACACAGACTGCGGGTAAAACTTTCTTAGGCACAGATTTACCAGCAGGATCTTTTGATATTAAAGCTGGTATACCACTGCTTGCAGGTACAGTCGGTGGCATGCCAACAGATGCACAAGCAGAAGAAATGCAAATGGAAAGAGAGAGAAGACGTATGAGACAAATGTATGAAATGATGCAAAATCCTTATTACAGTTACGTGCCTGATAGATTTGACTTTACACCTTATGAAGCAGGCGGCGAGGTCAGTGGCCCAGGTGGTCCAAAAGATGATGCAATAAATGCAAAATTAAGTGATGGAGAGTTTGTTATGACAGCAAAGGCTGTTGAAAACTTTGGTAATGGTAGTAGGATGGAGGGTGCAAAGAAAATGTATAAGATGATGAATTCTCTCGATCCTGAATCTGAAAAACCTTCGGAAGCCATGGTATAAATGGATTGGAGATTTTTCGAAGAGAAAGATCTTCATTGGATTCAAAAAGTAAGCAAAGACTTTTTGCAAGAATCTCACTGGGGGAATGAGGTCGAGATAAACGAAGAAAAAGTTAAAAACTATTTCTTCGCAGCAATAAACAAACCAAACATGTTTGGTATTATTGCTACAAAAAAGGAAGAGCCAATAGGTTTTATGATAGGATGCATATTGGAGTTTCCTTATAGTAAGGACACTTTTAGTAGACAATTGGAATTATATGTAATTCCAGAGGAGCGAGGTAAAATGACTGGCATACAACTAATGAAAAAGTTTGTAGATTGGTCAGAGATGAATAAAGTGAAAGAGGTAATATTAAGTGTCTCTGAACAAGTAGGTAGTTTTGATAAAATTGCAAAACGTTTGGGGATGGAAAAAATTGGAACAAATTATAGGAGAGTATTTTGAGTATACCAGGATTATCAGACGGAAGCGATCCATCGGGAACTACGTTTCAAACGACGTTTCAACGTGAAGCACCACAGATTGAAGCACGTAAGTTACAGCTTATGGACACAGCGTCAGGATTTGCAAAGGATCCTGTTGATATACCTGTGCAACAAGTTGTTGATTTCACTGGCTTACAAGACGTAGCTTTTGACAGAACTCGTCAAGGTCTTGGTACTTTTCAACCATATCTAGATACTGCAACTTCACAATTATTAGGTAGCACAGCTGCTTATGATCCCATGTCATATCAAGCTTTTATGAATCCGTTTCAAGATGAGGTTATAGCTGGTATAGAACAACAATTTCAAAAAATGCAAAATCAAGCAGACGCACAAGCTGTAGGTTCTGGTGCCTTTGGTGGTGCTAGACAAGGTGTGCAAGCAGCGGAATTAGGTAGACAACAAGCACAGGCTGTTGGTCAAGCGCAAGCGCAAAATTATCAACAAGCACAACAACAAGCACAACAACAATTTCAAAGTCAAATGCAAAGAATGGCTCAAGCATCACAAGGTCTTGGGGCACTTGGAGCACAACAACAAGCATTGCAACAGGGGGATATTGCATCTGCTATGTCAGCTGGTTCAGTACAACAGCAACGTTTACAACAAATACAAGACGCACAATATCGTGAAAACATACAACAGCTTTATGAGCCGTTTCAACGTCTTGGTTTTGTTAGTGACATTTATCAAGGCATGCCTTCAAGTGGTATGGCTACAACCATGGGCACTTCACCAACGGTCAACCCATTAGCACAAGCTGTAGGTACTGGTATTCAAGGATTGGCTGCATACGAAGCGTTAAAAGGTTAGGGTCCTATGGTTAGTGCAATACTAAGACCTTTGTTTCAAAGAACAGCTAGAGGTTTTAATACACCACAAGGTAGAATGTTTACACTTGGGATGATGCCTCCTATGATTGATTCAATTACAGATCAAAGTGGTCTTACTCCTGCAGATTTTGACACTGATGTAACATCCGACATAAGCACAGAAATAAATGTTACAGCTAAAGATCCTACACCAAAAGGACCTGTAGACACAAGTGGTGTTTCAATAGATAATCAAGTAGAATCAACAATTGAAGAACAAAAGAACGAACAAGCTAATACATCTAATCAAGGTGCTGGTGTAGAAACAGATAATTTTCAATCAAACGACATACAAAATGATCCTGTGATAGCAGATTATATAGACAATGACAGTGTACAAAGAATAAACAATTACAAAGATGTCATTAAACAATTTATAGGAGATTCATCTGGAGACAAATTACAAAAAGTTGCACTATTAATGCAAATAGGATCTTCATTAATGTCAGGTAGGACAGATCAACCAGGTCTTAGAGGTTTCTTTGATGTGGTAGGACAAACAGGACAAAGAACTGCGCCACTACTATTTGAAATGGGTGTAGAAAAAGCAAAAGCTGATCGTGAAATAGGAGCTGCTGCATTAGATTTATACTTTGAACAAATGGAAGATATGCAGGATAGAAGTGGTCCATACGTTATGGTATATCAAAATTACAAAACAGAAAACGATGGTAGTTTGTCTTTGGATGCAGGTGGCAGACCAATTAAATTAGAAAAACCACTTAAGGTATTAACAGTAAAAAGAACAAGTCCAGAAGAAAGTAAATTTTATGGATTCAATCAAGCGTATGGTTTTGATGTATTTAGTTTTGTTGAAGCTGGTGAAGGTCAAGATGCATTTGGATTAAATTATGCTGATGCAATAAACGTAAAAGGTGATGCAGCTTCTGATGCTCAAGTAGGATACGCACAATACGTTAAACGTGGATTGATACCACTAGCAAATGAAATTATACCACTTATTATTGAAAGACCAGACTTAATTGGTGCATCTGGTGAAATAGGAAAAATAGTAGGACCAGTGGCACAGGTATTTGAAGAATTTACTGGTAATGTTATTGCAGGTGAATTTGATTCTCCGGATCCTACAGGTTCAGGGTTTGCTGTTCGTGAAACAGCAAACGGCACGATGAATATAGGTGGCGTAGAAGTACCTGTATTTATTGATAGAGAAAACAAATATGGTGGTAATGGATTAACACAAGATAGATACGGCACAGCTTTAGGTGGTGATGATTACGGTGTAGATACCAACGGTAATCCAGCAAGAGCGTACGTTGTTGCAGACACATTTACAAAAATTTTACAATCTGGTGGTGAACGATCTGTATTAGAAACATTTGAAACAACTTTAGGTTTGATGTTAGCAAGAGATAGACAGCCAACTGGTCGTATGTTAGCAGACGTTTTACGTAGATCATTTGAAGATGTAAGACTAACAGGTATTGGTGGTCGTACAACAGACAAAGCGATTATACAAAACTATGTAAGAATATACAATCAACTATATAACAACATGGCTGGAGCGTATACACTTGCTGGTTACGACAAAGAAAAACAACCAGAATTCTTTACAATAGAAGGATCTAAAAAATTAGAAAATGCATACTACAATTGGTTATCAAACAATCCAGAAGAGCGAGCACTTAATCTTGATATATCAGGTGGCATGGGATACGCAGATTGGATGAAAAGTTTTGAAGGTAATATACAAGTAGACCACAATGAAAATATGAAAAAAAGTGATACAACTTACGAAAGCATATTAGATAAATACGGATTAAATTAATGGTTGATACAACAACAAAACAGTTTGAAAAAGCAGCATCAGAACTAGATGCAAAAGATAAAAAGTTTGTAAGTAAAACTGAAGGTGGCGTGCCATTAACAAAAGCAGAAGAAATAATTGGTAAAAACAGAAAAACAATGGAGCCTGTGGCAGAGGCTTTTTCTGCACCATTTCAAATGCTTGGTAATATTTTATTGCCTGGTAAACCTTTTGGTAAATCAAATCCTTTTGTTGCATCGCAAAAAGACCTTGAAGCACGTGCTATTGAATTACAAAATTTAAAAACATACAGAGAAAAAAGAGACACAGTTCGTGATAATGTGGCTAACATTATTTATCGTGCAAAAGAAAAATATCCTAACATGAATCAACAACAAGCAGCTGAGCTTGACGCTGACATACAAGCGTATATTAGATCCATGGGTTTATCGCAAAAAGATTTTACAACAATCACACCAAGCACTTTACTTATGGAAGATGAATTTGGTTTATATACGTCTACGCCAAATCCTTATCCTGTCGTGGAGGCTGGACAAGAAATGGTTGCAGGCACGATTGGTGCTTTAAAAGGATTTAAAGCAGGGCCAGTTTTATTAGATGCATTTAACAATCCATATAGATATGGAACAAAAGGATTAGCTTCTAGATTTATGGCTGGCATGGCACGTGGCGGTAAAGTTCCTGGACCTTGGTGGGCAAAAGCAATGGGTGCTATTCTTGGTGGTGCCATGGGTGTAGGTGTTGCTGATTATGGTTATGAGGTTCAACTAGATATAATGAACAAAGCTGGCACAGCTAAAAAATTTTTAAAAAACAGTGACAATCAAATGTTAGAGTTGATGTCAGCTGCAATACCAGAAAGATTAACATTTGGCCCTGAAGGCATTAATCGTCCTGATCAAGTAACAAGAATTAAAGGTGCGTTAAAAGATGCAGCAATAGATGGTGCAATATCTAGTATTTTCTTTGGAGCAAGACCTGCATATTATGCAACAAGAAGATTTATTGGCGGCAATGTGTTTGGTATGTTTAAACCAAGAGCAGGATCTCGAGTTCCTGCTGGTAAAGAAGTTTTAGATGCAGAACAAAGATTGTATAGATCTGGTAAATTTTCCACAACATTACAGGAAGATCCATTAACAAAAGAATTCATAGAAACATCGATAGGTGGTCGTACACAAGATGTAAAATTAAATATACCTATCATAGGTAATTTAATGACAAGATTAATACGAAGTCCTATATTTAATTTTTTAAGTCCGGCAGAATTAAAAACACCATTAAAACAAGTTAGTGATTTACTACCACAAACTCAAAAAATGGTAGGCACAGACGTTCAAAGATCAGACGTTGGTTCTCCTATGCTTTCAGGTTTTATGAAACTTCTTGGTCGTGCACCGGTCATAGGTACAAGAATATATAGAAACAAAGCAGATCAAATGAATGCTTACATGGATCTTGGTGGCAGCATAATACAAAAATTAACTTTTGCTCCCATACTAAACGTTAGTGAACACGGTGCAAGGATAGCAGGATTAGGTGGTGCAGCAGCTAGAGGATTTAGAGATGCAGCTGCAGAAAAACAACAATTACTTTTAGAAGCAGCTAGAAAATATGGAGCTGTTGTAGATGATTCTACATTAGTTAATGAAGCAAAAAGAATATATCAAAAAGCTGTAGCACAAAGACAGATAGTGCCAACAAATGAAGGCACAGCTACTATTGGTAAAGATGTTCCAGAACCTTTTGTTAATTTTCTAAAAAGTCAAATCATAGATCCTGGTGTTGCAGGTGCTAGAACAATAGAACAATACTATGGTCTTCGTGATCAAATGGACAAACTGTACAATAAATTTTTAAAGAACGCTGATGGCGAGAGTCAAGCAGATATCTTAAACATGTATAAGGCATGGGAGGCTGACATTGGTAATTTATCAAAGTCAGGTATACCTGAAGTAGAAAAATTATGGCGTGATTATGAAAAGTTTGTAAGCAACGGTATGATGATGTTTACAACAAAAGCAGGAAAGGCTGTTGCCGGTCCTGTAGAAAGATTTGGTATGGCTATTAACATAGATCCTGATCGTCAAGCAACAAACATATTTGAAACTGTAATTGACATAGCTAGAAAAGATCCAGCAAACGCTGCCACAAATTTAGCCACAATGAGAAATATTGTTGGCGACAAAGCTTATTATGAAGGTTTAGGTATTTATTTAAACAAAGTATTTAATAATTCAATCGTACAAAAAGATGGTGCTGAACTGTTTGATGGTGAAGTATTTAAGCGTGCACTTGGTTTAGGAAAAGATAATCCATTGAAAACATTATTTGAAAAAGCATTACCTGGTCCACAGGTATCAAAAATAGTTGTGCGTGATGGTCAAACAGGTGCAGTGAAAGAATTTGACAATGTTAATTTTAACGAAGGGTTAAAAGGCATAAGATTTGAGTTTGCACAAGGTATAACTGGCAAGCAAGCAGCACAGTTACCAACTTTAAAAGATTTAGAAGATTTTGCAACGATCATGTCTGCAGCTGCAGCCAACGGCATACCAGAGATAAGCACTTTCATGGCACGTCGTGCAGTTATGGGTGGTATACGTTCCGGTATTGCTTCGGCTTTACCAACATCTGCACTAGGTATACAACAAAAAACAATAGCAGCTGGTGCATTGAGTACATTTGGTGCTGGTTGGTTAATACCAGCAGCTTTAGCTTATGGTGTAAGATACATGGGTGGTATTATAACAAGCCCTCCTTCTCTTCGTGCATACAGAAACATATTAGATGACACGTTGCCAGAACAAGTTAGACTTGCTAATTTCGCTCGTCTCGTAAGATTACGTCCTGAAGAGTGGCAAGAATTTGATCGTGAACTAGCAGAAATTGAAAAAGGACAACGATACAGAGAACAAGTTGGACAAAGTATGGCACCGGCAAGAAGCGCATTAGAAACATTTGGTGAAGCTGGTAAAGATCTTTTAAATAAAGGTAAAGGATTAATAGAAGATACGATGGGTACACCAGGTCAATCACCTGCAATGAACATATTGGACAGAATACAAAATCCTCCTCAACCAGATTCAAACTATTTTGCGGATGAAGTATCAAGTATTGGTTCTTCTATATTACAAAGTCCTAACATGAATCCTGCAGCTGCAGCTTCCTTGTACGAAGGAAACTTGGACCAGGCACTTGCTAATAGAGTGGCACCACGTATGGCAGCAAAAGGTGGCATAATATCTTTGGTAACTTAATGAAAAGAAGAATAAGATATCAAGAGGGTAAAGATCCTGCAGGCACAAGTGATGGGTTTATTAGCACAAGAACATATAGTGATCCTAGAGAAGAACTTTTACAAAGGGTAGGAAATTATGCTCTTCTTGCAACAGGCATAGCTGACAGGTTAAGAGTAGATCCAAACATGAGATCATACATGCCAGAAGCAAACAGAATATTAACTATAAGACCTTACGAATTAGGATTATCAAATGCTTTTCCTACTTATGATGTAGGAGATAATAGATTTTATAAAGACGCTTTTATACCAGTAGGTGAAAGAGCAGGAATTAATTATGGATACGACTATGATGTTGATAGAGGAAATTTTGGATTAAGTTTTAATTTCAATACTCCTTTTGATTTTTTTGCTTTAAAGGAGTTAAAGGACTACTGATGAGTATTAGAGATATTATGTGGATACTTGGTATATTTGTAGCACTTGGTGCTACATGGGGTATGACATCACAGCGTATTAATGCGATGGAACGTGATATTGATAGAATAGAAGAAGCACTTATTTTGTTTACAAAAATGGAAGCTAGAATAGCTGTCATAGAAAACGAAATAAAAAACATAAACAAAAAATTGGATAGATAATGAACTACGATAAATTACTTGAATCAGTTAAAAAACACGAAGGATATAGAAACAAAGTCTACCTAGATACGTTAGGCAAGCGCACAGTGGGCGTCGGGCACCTGTGTGTAGAAGATTTTTGGGAAGACGGAAAAGAATACGAAGAAAAGTTTTTAATGGATATATTAAAAAAAGATTTGCAACAGGCTATACGTCAAGCCGATTTAAAATGCGAAGGATTAAAGATAAGTGATGATGCAAAAATTATTATCATTGAAATGATTTTTCAGCTTGGGGGGACAGGAGTTTCCAAGTTTCGAAAAATGTGGCAGGCGCTTCAGCAAGATCCACCAGATTACGCCGAAGCGTCAGCACAAATGCTTGATTCTCGATGGGCAAAGCAAACACCTAATCGTGCAAAAGAAATGGCTAGGCTTATGTCGGAGTGTGTGGTATAATGCCGCAGTGCAATTAATACAGAAATATAATTACGCAGAACTAAAAAGAAAAGAAGGAGATGCAAGGCTATACTTGACACCTGATGGTGAAGCATTACCCTCTGTCACCACAATACTATCTAAAACAAAAGATAAATCTTTTCTAAAAAAATGGCGTGCCAAAGTTGGTGAAGAAGAAGCAGAAAAAATAATACGTGATTCTGCTAAGATTGGAACCGCGCTCCACCTATACATAGAACGTTTTGTGAACGGAGATAAATACAAAGACTTAACAAAAGTCGGTGTTCAAGCAGAAAAAATGGCACAAAAAATAATTGATGAGGCTTTCAAAGACATAACAGAAATATGGGGATCAGAAGTGCATTTGTATAATCCAGGTAAATACGCAGGTACAACTGACATGGTAGGATTATACAAAGGTAGACCTACAATAATAGATTTTAAACAAACAAATAGACCAAAGAAACGTGAGTGGGTGCAAGATTATTTAATGCAACTAGCAGCGTACGCCGCGGCCCACAATGCCATGTTTGACACAGAGATAGAACAAGGTGTAGTTTTAATGTGTTCTAGAGATTTGACGTTTCAACGTTTTGAATTAGAAGGTGAAAAATTCGTACGTGCAACGAATGCATTTATGAAAAAATTGAATGCATACAATACAAGTATAATCTAAATCAAATCCACTCTGATAGTTCTTCTCCACTAATTTCCTTTGCAATGTTTACCTTGTTTTTTAACGCTTTAATTATTTTTTCATCTACAGTTTTTTTAGCAACCATGTCAATATATAATACAGGGTTGATTTGACCAATACGATGTGCACGATCCTCTGATTGTATTCTTTTTTCTAAATCATAATTATTAGAATAGTATATGACTGTGCTAGCTGCAGTTAATGTAATACCGTATCCACCAGTCTGTGTGTTACCTATAAAAAAACGACAATCATTTGGTTTGTTTTGAAAATCGTAAATACATTTTTGTCTATCTTCTGCCTTGGTTGCGCCATAGTATGTACAATATGATGCAGGTCCATATTCTTTTTTTATTGCTGATTCTATATTTAGTATGTCATGTATGTAATTTGCCCATATGATAGCTTTACCTGTCGTCTCTGATAATATCTGCATTAATTCATCCACACGATTGTTTTTAAGATTTAAAGTATCACCACTATCTGTTTTCATGTGACCACAAGTTATTTGATGTAGTCTCATCAATTGTGTCAACACATTAACAGCAGTCAAAGATTGACCTTTTAACACAGTCATGGCTGTTGTTTTCATGTCCTGGTATGCTTTTGTTTGTTCTTCTGTAAGTTCTACTTCCCGTTTAATAAATGTTTTTTCTGGTAAATCTAAACAATCTTTTTTCAAAATACGGTAGGAGTGTGGTGACACCAAATTACCTAACTGTGCTAAATTTTTAAACTTAACAATCTTTTGATATTTGTGTGTACCACCAGCTGCATTGGCTGTGATTACAACAGCATACCTAGTTCTAAATGCATAGAAACTTTGTTGTCCTAATATCTCTGGATCAAGAAAATCCATCTGTGACCATAAATCCATGGGTGATTGTGTTACTGGTGATCCTGTAAGTATTCTTCTGTACTTTGCTTCTTTGCTAAGTGATAATATATTCTTTGTTCTTTTTGCTTGTGGATTTTTTATTGTAGTGCTTTCATCAACTATCATCATAGATTTACCAATCAAAAATATTCTAGCAAATTCTACGCCTTTCTTTGTTGATAATGCTTCTACATTCATTACCATAATTTTAAATCTATAATCACTCACATCTTTTATGTTTTTTAATTGTTGTTTATATTCTGAACTGGTTGATTGTCTCCAAGCTACAACATTTTTTTCTACGTAGTCAGGAACGTGTGTAGGTATTTCTTGATCTACCCAATTCATGTATGTGCCTTTTGGCGCAACTATTAACACTCTATCTATTCTACCTTTGTTGTATAGAATACATGCATTATCCAATGCTATTTTAGTTTTACCTGTGCCCATTTCAGCAAAGATAGCAAATGCCTCTTTATTCCAACACTTTTTCAATGCATCTTTTTGATGCCCATATGGCTTTGTTTTAAATTTGTACATTCTTAATTCTATTGACTTCGTATATAACATGATCTATATGAGAATCAAGAAATAAAATTATGACAGTTTACGTGCTACAAGAAATGGGTAGGAATATTAGATCAGCAGAAAAGTTTGGTGATTTAAAAGTATTATTACCTGACAATAAACAAATAGTTTTATCTTCTGGACCACTAACACATAAGTTAAAAAAAGACTTATCCACATTTTGTGATGATGACTATTTGCTTTTGATTGGTGATCCTGCTATTATTGCATTAGCTGGCGCAGTTGTCAGTGAAATGAATAGAGGCAAGTTTAAAGTGTTGAAGTGGGATCGTGATGAAAAACGATACTACGACATAGAAATAGATTTGAGAGGTTGATATGACAAGTTTAGATCCAAGAGATTTACTTACCCAAATGCAACAAGATTCGGGCTCCACGGCCCAGGACAACATGGGTAAGATAGGTGCTGTAGCAAATGATGTGGCAGACACTGATAAAGAGATTGCTGATTTAGAGGAGCAACTCAAAAAGAAAAAAGATTACAAGAAACATTTAGCAGAAAATGTTCTACCTAACTTATTTGCAGAAGTAGGTTTGTCAGAGCTAAAACTGGCAGACGGTAGACATCTTAAAGTTACCAACTACTATGGTGCTTCAATCAAAGATACAAAGAAAGAAGCAGCATTTACGTGGTTAAGAGACAATGGATTTGGTGATTTGATTAAGAACCAAGTCAGTTGTAGCTTTGGAAGGAATGAAGATGAGAAAGCTAAGTCATTGATAGATACTTTGAA